ACAGCTGTTGAAGCGTTACTTGCAGAAGAGGATGCAATCCTTATGTTATCTGAACTTAGATTTATAGAATCTCTTTGATCATTAGAAGATCTTGGATTCTGTTTAGAAACAGTGTACCTTGAGTAACTAAAGTTGACTGTTACTTGAGTCAAAGTGCTTCCATCATAAGAGAATGGGATAGCAGCAATATTGATTGGGAACGCTTCAATAAAATCATATTTAAGAATAGGTTGTTTTTGGAGATCATCCTTGTCTTTATCTGTGTTTGGATTCTTCCAAAATCCTCTTTCAAATTTAATAATAGAGATTTTAGTTTTATATTGATTAGGATATCTAAATCTGAAGAAACTATTTTTTTCCTCAAATCCCTCTTGACCATCTTCATCACCCTGATAGATATCAGAACCCCTACTCAAAGGGTCAATCCAATTTAACCATTCTTCAAATAGACGAATAGTATTGTACTCTCTATCAACATAGAAAGTTAAATCAAAGTCACTATAAATTCTACGAATAGGAAATCTTTCCAGAACTCCCTGACGACTACCAGATTCTTCTGACATATCAAAGGTCGATCCAGGAAGAGATGCCTGTGAACATAAGAAATCATATGTCTCTGCCGTAGAACTTGATTGATTAAACAATCCACAACCAGTGAGATACCGATTTAATTCAGCAATACCTCTTTGTCTAATACTACTACGTCCAAGATTCAAAGATACCATAAACTGAGATGTCTGTGACAGAGCACCGAATGTCTCTTGGACATCATTCATCTTCTTATACAACAACTCAGGCGAATATGTTGCCATCTAAATACTTTGAAACTACTTATATACTATGTATGCCGTATAGCGGAAGATATTTACCGTCACACCCGAAGAAGTATAATGGTGATTCTAAAAATATAATTTATCGTTCTCTTTGGGAACGTAAATTTATGCGTCACTGTGATTTGACTGAATCAATTCATGAGTGGCAATCAGAAGAATTTTGGATACCATATATTTCACCTGTAGATAAAAAGATTCATCGTTATTATCCAGACTTCTTTATCAAGTATACAGATAAAACTGGTAAATTAAGATCGATGGTTATAGAAATTAAACCAAAGAAACAAGTGACCAAACCAAACATGAATCCCAAGAGAAAAACTCAGGCGTGGCAAAACTCTATAGTGACTTGGGCAGTCAATCAGGCAAAGTGGAAAGCAGCAAGAGAGTTCTGTGCTGACCGTAAGTTTGAATTCAAGATTATGACTGAAGACGAACTAGGAATCAAATAATGCCAAGAAAGACTCTCAAACAAAGACAGCAAGAAGCAGAATCAAAAGATACTATTGGTAGTAGAATTCTAGCGAGAGCTGGCGTTGGACAAGATCCAGACTGGTATGCTAATGAATTATTCACTGAACTACAAAACTATGGTGCTGAACCTACAATAGGTTCTCTTTGTTTCTTCAGTTACAACGCAGCATATCCCGCTAAGTATCCATTTTATGATAGAAGACCACTTGCTTATCTGTTTGATGTGACTAGTGACAGGATCATGGGTGCAAACTTACACTACTTAAATCCTGCACTCAGAGGGCAACTTGCCTCTTCCTTGATAAATAAGAAACAAGTAGACTTTTCTATAGGATACTCTAAACTAATTCACAGTTACTTTCCTGGTAACATGGGTGACATATATGCTGTTCCAGTTGATGGAAATGAATGGAATGATGTAGCAAAATTAGTCACCGAAAGTTTTGTAGATAAGATTGGTAACTACGTAGAACCACAAGCAGCCT